TTTTTTGCGCTACCATCGTCATCATTGAATGTGATTACATAATCAACCATTTTAAGATTTTTGACGATTGCCATTCTTTCTTCCATCGGCATAAACGGACGACCCTTTTTACGAGTTAGCCATTCATCAGAATTTAATCCAACAACCAGCGTGTCACCTAGTTCTTTTGCCAATTTAAAATATGACAGATGTCCTCTATGGATAGGATCAAATCCGCCTGTAACTAAAATTATTTTTGCCATTAACGCCTCATACTTGAAATAGATTTAGCCTCATCATCACTAAAGATAGGAACGGCATTAGACTTATGCATGGTTCCTATGCCTAGCATTTTGGTGCCTGTATATTTTGGGATTTGTTTTACTGATGCAATACCATCGCCAGTATTTCTACTTGGTATATGCTTTGTACTACGATCTGCTGGGATCGATAGTTTATAACTAAGAGTCTCTGCAGCTAAGGCGCGGATACGTTTCTTCTCATCTTGTTCAACGCCCTGTCGCTTTAACAGTTCTTTCCAAGACTTATCTAACTCACGTGATCTTTTTGCCTCTTCTGCAGATTTAAATTTCACTTTGCCTTTTTTCTTTCCGTTAGTAGAAAGCCAAGGACCTACGATGTGCATTGTCATAAGAACTCCATCACGATTAACATAATATAATTATAACACCTTTTTCAATACTTGTCAAATGCTCTGTATTGATATTCTGTCCGATTTCTCACATCATACTGAGGTTCGGGCAAGAACGAACCTTGGTCTGACCATTGCTCTTTATCTACAAAATCTTGTTTGTCTTTGAACAGGGTCAGGATGCGTTCAAAGATTCGGATTTTTTTGCTTTAGATTCTCCTGCAGGCTTTTTGATTGGTGCAGGTAACAATCCAGGGAAGGCATCTCTTACTAGTTCTTCTTTTAGCTGTTTATATTTTGTTTGTAGTTTTCTATCTTTGGCCAAAAGAATCGCTTCTGCTTCTGACCAATGGATGCCTTCTAAAAACTGAATAAACAGTTGTTCTTTTCTCTGTTTGGTTAGATTAATATCTTTTTGCAACCAAATATAAAATCTACGAAACTCTGTATAGAGATTAGTTTCAGAATATCCTACTGGTATTGATGTATCTTTCTTGAACGGTGGTTCTCCCTCGGGCAAGTACACAGTAACATTAGGATCGTAGTTAATTTGTAGAATTCCTCTTAATACAGGATGATCATATGCTTGCAAAAGTTTAACTCTTGCGTCTTTGCTTCCTGCTTTTTCGATTTCATCAAAAATTTGTGGTACGGTAGTTTTCATTAAAATTCCTCAATTAATTCTAGCATATTTTTCATTTTATTTTCAACAAAAAATGTTAGTAATTTACTTTTATCTTTCTTAGGTTGATCTTCAAAACTATTTATAATAGCACTACTAATTTTTTGTGGGATGCAGTCAAAACTAACTAAGTTACGATTGCGTTCATAGTTAGTTTTAAAATCCATATCCTGTGGCATTTCATCTGGTTCTTTATACCACAAATCTACTTTATCTGATCTAATAGCTTTTTGTCGTGTACCAGTAACAATGCTATCGTCTGCGGATAATACGTTAGGGATACCGTCACCTTTGTCACCTCGGATAATATGATCAAACAAATATTTCTCAGGGCTCATATCGGACTTAACGAACTTCTTTTGTATAGGAGAGAACTGTTTTACATTCTCATACTTTTGAAGTTGAATAAAGTCATGATCTCCTGATAATACTAAGAACGGCTTAGGTTCATCAAATAGGACACTGCTAGTATCGTTGGTCTGAGACCATTTTGCCAATACTGCAATAACATCGTCGGCTTCTGCACCTTCGACATTAATAACCTTATAAGGAAAGAATACATCAATCTCGCTACGAATAAGATTCAATGCATCAAAAATTTGTTTCCAATCAAGACCAGAATCTTCCCTTGCCTTTTTACGACCTGCTTTATAGTATTTAAAATACTCGCGGCGCCAATACGATTGATTATCGCATGCAATAACAATCTCGCCAAATTCTTTGCCGAATTTTTGTTTGTAACTTCTGATAGAATTCAGAATCATATGACGTAGAAGTGGCACTTGCACCTCGATGTCTTTTCGGTTACCTATTTCCATCATCATATTTGAGATGGCAGTTTGGTTAAAGTCAACTACGATCATAATATTAAATTTAAGTTAGTGTTACTGAGATATTGTTTAGTGACGGACTCACGGTTGTATCTGAAACAACTACAGTGTTTCCATAGCCATCGTAATAGGCATTGCCCGATTCATTTTGAGCTTGTATAGCTGCGGCATATACTGCGACCTTTTCCTTGACATTAGATTTTAATGTTAGGTCATATACAGAATTTCCACAACCTGTTAATAAATTAAACACCATTTGTGTTATTTGAGATTGAACTGCGCTTCTAATTGCTGCCTTATTTACTTGTTGTAAATAATTGGTATTCAAACTGTCTATGGTAGATTTAAATGTTGCTAATGCTGTAACATAATCACCATATCCAACCGCATCTAAAAGTTTTTCTTTAATAGCAGCAATCGCATCACCGTTTTTCAGCGAATCAATTAATGCTTTCAAATCAATATCCGGAACATCGTCATTGGGAGCACATGCAGAACCTAATAAGTCTTGTAAAGAACAACCGCCAGCAATCGCAGACCCAGACTGTGGACTTATACCTACTAGTCTATCGGTATTTGTTTTATATGTTTGCATTGTCGATTTAGTTGAATTTAGTGCAGCAACTTCTGCAACCAAATCGGCTCTATCATCTGCAATAGTATCAAACCCGGTTCTCGGTGTTGTTATTGGAGAAACCGGTGCATCTATACCATCAATCCTAGTTTGTGCAGTTGTAATTTTAGTATCAATTACTGATATTGTTTCATTAAGTACTGTACCTAAAGGGTTTTGATAAAACTCTCCAGCTATACGTTCCATAGTATCGTCAAAATCACTTGCCGCTTGCTGAGCAGCGTTGATAGTTGCTGTTACTGTGTCTATCAGAGTTTTAATTTCTTGCAACCCTGCAGGCAATATGCCTGTACGAGTTGTTATTTGTTGCGCACCTTGACTTAGCTGCGAATATACTTGTTGTAACGGATTGCCACCAATCTGAGATAGAATGATCTTAATTAGTTGACAATACGATAATTTTAAACCTGCCATATAGTTACCTCACTATTTTTAGAATGATTGTATCTATATTTATCCTACCATTGACTGCTTGTTCCTTAGATTTGATATTATCAATAAAGGATCTCAATTTTACTTTACCAGAACCCATTAGATCTTTAATTTGTTCTTCGGGCTTTCTTAGTGTCTTTTGCTTAGATTTTTCCGGAGACCAATTTTGTAAAGTTGTACCTTTAACAGTCATGCCTTTTGTTGATTCGGATGTGTATACAGATAATTTACGTGTTTTAGTATTGAACAACCAAACCTGTTCTGCACCTACAAGGTCAAGGGCTTTAGCAGATACTAGTCCTAGTTCTTCGTCTTTGAGTTTATATTTCAAACTCTTAACCTGTGCAATTGCAGGTTTTTCTCTAGTTGCTCTAGGCTTACGATTCGCTTTCTTGAACTGCCCATACTTGTCAGTATCTTCTACAATCGATTCAAAGAATTTTACAATACGTTTTAATTTACGCTTGTCAAAATTCGAATAACCTTCGACAACTTGAGAGTCTTTGCTCTCAACAACTTCTTCCCATTGTGCCAATTTTTTAGCTGCCCAGGTTTTAATTTCTGGTACATATGGCGCAGGGATTTGATTGCCCTTTAAATGATTGTAAAGATTGAAGTCTTTATCTTCAGTGCAGAAGTCATCTACATAACCTTCAAGTTCACCGATAAATTCAGATGCCTTTTCTTTAATAGCATCTTGAATAGATGGGCGCTTACTAACTTCTGCGACTTTTACTTCTTTTACTACATTGGTCTTTGCATCCAATCTTTTCTTACCTAGCAAAAGTAGTCGATTCAATTCTTGATTAAATCCATCAAGATGATCTTTACGAATATTTGCACCTTGTAGTAACATACGAGCCATCCAGCCATATGTCATGTGCACATCTTTTTCTTCAACCTCAGCAAAAATCTTAGATGAGGTAGGCATATTATGCTTTACATATTGTGTAAAGTATTTGTAAGCATCTACTCTAGTTTTATCCGTACTATACCAATTATTGATTTTCATCAATGTAATAGTATAATTATCTGCAGATGGGTCTAATTTAGAAACCAAAGGTTCAGATGATAGAACTTTGCTTGCATCATGCTCACGTTTAGTAGCCATTTATTCTCCGATGTTGAAGTGGATATTTGTGATAGAGTCAAATCTACAAGACCGCCATTCTTGTTTTTCTAAATCGAAAATTGAAAGAACATCGTCGTTAACCTTTCGGACACGCTCTGTTTTCTTTTCAATAACCGGCAGTCTGGATTCCTCTAAGGTACATTTCATTTCCCTTATTGTACCATCTTTCTTCTCGAAAGTCAAATCTACAGTGTTCGTTTTAAGAACACCGATAACCCATTCACGAAAAACTTTTTGTTCTTTGGCTGGCGCTTGTTTATACCAACCATATCCTGCATTAGTCTGCAGTAACAATTCTTTTGATTTCGAATTCATCATATACAGCTTTCAAAATTGATTCAACTCTCTTGTCTACATGGTAATTATAACAGGAAATGGTGTGCCTGTCAAGCACCCCCTCAATACCCCTTTTATCAAAAAGGTTATTCGCTTTTTCCGTTATTGGTAGAGGATTTTGAATATCTTCATAATCATAAAATAATACATGATCCCATAGATTTACGATATCTCTATGATATTTTAGCGAACGGGGAATAATAGGAATTCCTCCAGTAATCAAAGCATCAAATATTCGAATAGGAGCATCATTTAATACTGGAACGATCCAATGTGTTTTATGACTACACCATTCTTTAAATCTATCTAACATATCTCTGCTGTGATATGATCCATCGACTAGTTTCACGCTTGGTAATGTTTGATGTAGAATAGTTAAATTCTTTTGACGTAGTGGAAACTGAGGATATTCAATATGAGTACCTAAAGGTTCATTTACACGATTAACTGTTTGTAAAATTAAATCTTTATGTTCTTCAAGATAATCTCTAGACCATTGAATAGTGCCTGATCCAATAGGACCTGCCATAATATTATTATATCTCGACAATAGTTCTAATTGGTCAGAATGTGTTGGGACATAAAGATCTGAAGATGCAGCTAGCATTGAAGATAATGCAAACCAATGGTGATTATCAAAATCCCATATGACAAATAAGCAACTAGGATGTTTTAAATAAAACTCAAAATATTTGCCTAGATGATTATCAACCATTACATTATTATTACTTAAAATAACAATTGAATTTGGCTCAAACGATTCAACAGTATTCATGTTGAAAAATTCGATTGTTGCTTGAGGTGGTTTATATCTAACTGCGTGAAATATATGGTCAGTTAAATAAATTTTACTAGAAAAGTTCGATGCTAAAGTTTCCTTTAATGTTCTTACTCTTTGATTCTTAGATCTAACTAAATCATACACTACATCTTGTTGCACTAATCCGCTAGAATTGGCAACTAAGTTTGCAACTTGATTTCCAATTTGATTTGCGGCATTTAATTTATCCACCATAGTCGCAGGTGGCGGCATACTGTAAAAAACGCTCATTATCCGCCTCTTCCGACTTTCTTTTGAATGGTCCTATTGACCATTGGCATATTTTTTGGTTTTGTATTTTTAACTAATCCCTGCAAGTGTGTCAGAGGTTTAGTCTTTAAGTCTGGTACCGATTTTGGTAGCTTTTGATCACTATCTTTTTTTATCATATCAACTCCTAAATATTCTATTAATTATAACATCTAATAATTTAAATGTCTATTAAAAAGGTGGGCCGAAGCCCACACTTTACGATGCAACGCCTGCCACTTTTTCTTTTGTTCTGCCATAAGCAGCAATTCCAAGAACGGCGCCCATTGCAATATGGTATAACCCAGCACCCTGAAGGGTTAATGGCATCCATTGGCTTGTAACTTGTCCTGCAGACATTGCTTGTAGCAATGACCATAAGATCGGAAACAATACAAAGTCACATGTACACGTTAACATATAAATCCAACCCATCATAGGTCGCATTTTCTTATTAATCCAATCAGTTGCATCTTTATCCAATGCGACTGTTGACTCTCCTCCTGCACTTAATGCCCCACCACCGCTCTTGAGCATCTCGGGATTGCCAGATTGGAATCCATTTGGTGGGACTGCATTTGTATTAAATGGTGTAGGATTTTTCTTTTCTTGTTTTGCGTGAGAATCCCAATCTGCCATATTTTACCCCTTTGTTGTTTTTGTTTTTCTTCTTGTTGCAGTCGCAGGTTTTGCAGAAGTCTTTTTAACTCTTGCTACTTTTGCGGGTACTACAACCTCTTCGGTTTTTGGCAATTCTAATGTTTTAATTGTAGCAGGCTCTGGCGTTGGAACTGGTGCCTCTATTTTATAAGGTGCAACCGGTTGCTCATTAATTTCTGCTACTTTTACTTCCACATCCTGTACGGGTGCTTCTTTTTTACCTAAACCAAATATTCTTTTTAGAATACTCATAGTTTCTCCTTTTCAGTTAATAACAAACTCACGACCAACGGCCATTCGATTTGCTATATATTTAACATACTTGGAGTCTGACTATTCTACGAAATCTTGGTTTAAAAACATCTTTACTCGGAATCTTTCTGGCAGATTATCAAAAAGTTGCATATCATCAGAAGTTTGATCTAGCATGACATTTGGCAAACCTTTGAGCTCTCCCGCAAAAACGATACTTAGTGTACAATATTGGATATTCGACGCAAAGGAATTGGCATCATATGTATCTTCGTAGTAACCGACAGTGTATAACTTCCCATGGAAATCCACGCCTATCTCTTCTTTGATTTTTCGACGTGCCGCTTGGTCTGCGGTTTCGCCTTTCTGGATTCTACCACCCACTGGCCAGTAAACTCCTTTGCAAGGTTCTTCTGTTCTTCTAATAAGTAATACTTTGTTATTGTATTTTAGACAGATATCGACACAGAGATTAACTGTGCTGTTAAGTATTTGTTTGTATTGTTTTTCAGGTATATACATTATTTTCTTTTATTCATAAATTCTTCATATCCTTCTTGAGTGCCTATCTCATATCCTTTGTCGGCATGGATTTCTGCTCCTGCTATGATATTATCATTTATACCTAATCCATATTTCTCTTTTATGGTATCACAGATGATTTTGCGAGTTCTAAAGATTTCGGATCTTTTATCTCCCATAGGGGCTGCTATATTTAACACGTCTTGCAAGATTAATTCTATGATAGTATGGAATTCTTTGTCATAGTTACACGACCAATCTATTTCACCAGGTTCGCCCCACCATTCGTCTTCTGCCCAAAATGAAAAATCTGCTTGCCTGGCGAATTGTTTTATAATGTCTCTATTCATATACCAAAACTATCTAAAATATTAGCACCTATGTTTTTACGACCTTCATGTTCCATCAATCCAGCAATAAGCGCACAATCCCTAACAATCAACTCGGCGAACACTCGTGATACTTCGGTCATTTGCTCATGATTGAGCACAGACCACGTTTCAGGCACAGCTTTATCTAGTGCCTCACCAAATAGTTCTTTAATTCGTTCATTCATTCTTCAACTCCGAAATGTTGTTTAATCTGATTCATAAAAACTTCGATGCCCATCTCTCTGCCAGCATTATATTCTTCTGATCCGTTCACCACTGCCTGTGATTGAGTCAACTTACCATGTGCTAAACATTCCTGAACAATCAACTCGGCGAACTTTTCTAGTCCATCAAGTGGTTCTATAACTGTACCTTCTTCGCTGACAGCAACCATAAACTTGGGTTCATCGCGAAGTCTGCTGATGCCTGCTTCTAATCTCAATTGGTTAATTCGTTCGTTCATTCTTCAACTCCATATTCTGCCTTGATTAGGTTTGCAGCCACATGCCAATAGTTATGGACACCTGCCGATGCCTCATGCTGGATCATCAAGAGATTCACAATCTGCTCCACCAAAAATCGCTGATGCTCTTCCATATTCCGCATCTGATGAATCTGTTCATCTTGTCTGGTAAGTTCCATCACACGCAGAAGATTTGTCAGGGCCGATTCTGACCACTCACATTTGCCATATACTTCTTCCAGTATTTCCAGTCTGTTCATTTCACGGCCCAGATTTTCGTCGGCCAGTTTATCCCTACCTATAGCCAGAGCCATATTGACTCGTTTCAATACCTCGGAGGAATAATTCTTATTATCCAGGTTCATTGTCTCGTAAATAATCAACTCTCTGACGGATTGCAAGACATCCACAGCTAATCCAATATATTCTTGTTTGTCCATATTAGGCCTTTTTATCTATGTGCTTACCAACACGTGCTGTTTCAACAAGGTGTACATCACCCAGTTGCTTTATGTAGAGTTTACGATTGATACTGTTCTCATATAACGTATTTTGTAATTTATCGTTATTATTACGTTTCTCAATCTGTTTGCTTCTCTCTGAGGCTGTAATCTTTCTATGTTCTTTTTTAATCAGGTCTTCAATTTTCATGTATATCCTCAATATTTTCTATTAGCTTTGTTCGTTGTTTAATATGGGCAATAACTTGTTGTATTTCCTCAATATCCGGTCTTTCTCTCCAAGTACCAATATAGAAACCGTTTATCTCTACAAGACCCATAATGGTCATACGATCATGCACATAGACATAACGAAGCGTATTCCAGGTCACAATATCATCTATAGGATCATGCTTTCTTACGTAGGCTTTGAACTCTTCGTAATTACCAGCAACAATATAGACTCTACCATTGGACATTTTATAGCAACTTTTTTCTGGGAAAATTTTTCTGGGGGAAATTTTTTAGAGAAGGTATTATAGAAACTTTTTTGAGAAAAGAATAATGGATGAATATAATAGCAGGTCGCTATAGCCTAATATAGCACCCGCCCCTTTCTGCAGCATCATTTAGGGGGGTCTATTAGAAGGGTTCGCAGACTACGCTCACGGGCACTTGTACCTTTGAGCCTACATCAGTCTTTACTGTGATATAATGTGTGACTGGTTGCATCTTCGCCATGATACAGAGCTTCTGTGCTTGTCGGACTTCATGTGGCTCCATGGCCTCAGGGCCTTCATAATTGCGTAGCTTGTAGATGGTCTGTGGTGGGGCTGGAGGCGTGGGTGCCATCACATAAGGGGGAGGTGATGCTGGAATGATGATAGGGGGCTTCTTTGTGCCACACGCCGTCAGTGCTATAAGGGGTAATAATATAAGGGCTTTCATAGAGGTTCCGTGGGTTTATGTTGCTTTATTTTAACGGGTTTTTCGTCTTCCGTCAATGCCTTTTGATCATCTTGATCCCAGAGCTTTCGGCATTGGGGTTTGGTGAAGCCATGTTTAGAACACATCTCTATATACGCTTCTCTGCGCTCATCCGTTTCGGGTTCTGGTTCCGTCGCCTGGGGTTTGATGTCCATGTCTTTCACCATCCCGGCTGTGACGTGTTCACCCATTTGATCTATAACATGGTACGCATTCCAAAAAGATTCGCGTCCGTTTACCGTAAAAAGGACCCATCCGAAGAAGAGTCCAATTATCAAATTATGCATTATACACCTTGCGTAATAACATACTTTGCGAGCTTTCTCCAGTCGCCGCCTTCTGCACGGATCTTGGTCGTTGCTATCAGCGTGCGCAAACTCAAATTGCTGATGCTGTTCATGTTCTCACGGATGAATTCAATCGCATCACGCTTCAAGCCTGTAGCATAATCGCTGAGGAATTCTGGATCTGCCACCAGAACTTCCATGCGTTCAACTTTCTGCTCTGTCGTCATGCTCAAGTCTACGCACATTGCACGCGTCTTCACAGCTTGGTCTACCTTGTGCAGGTCCATGTTGCTGATGAACACGATCGTACCTGTGAACTTGAAGGACTTGGGCAGATCGTCATCTTTGAAGTCTGCGTTCCAGCTGATCCAACGCTCACCGTAAGAGTCAAGAGCACCTTTGAGCAAGTTCAATGCTACTGGGTCCTTGAGCACGCTGTCGCAGTCGTCGAACACTAACACTTGGCCGTTGCCTTCGAACAATGTGCGATAGAGACCTTTTGCTGTAGAAAAGCCCTTGATCAAACGAAACGCTCTAGCAGTTGGGATTTTAGCACCAATCTCGAACTGCGTCAAGTCTGTAGTGTCAAGCAAGTTCTGAGCCTTGAGCGCTTTCAACACTGTGTGCGTCTTACCCAGACCGCCTTGGCCTGTAATAATTGCTGATGCGATAGTCTTCTTAGCGACCATCGAAACCATTTTCTCAACGAACTCGAAGCGCTCATTGATACCAAACTCTGATACAGCCTCTGTCTTATTAGTCTCGACAGTACCTGGGAAGAAGCCTAGTTTAGCCAACTGATCTTTTACATATGATTCGTGTCGTGAGCGTGAGAGCATCTTACCATCAACAAAACCCTCGAAACGATTCTTGCTAGAGTTGAACTTTACTACTACTTCCATTTTGTTTCCTTTTTGCTGTAACATGTCTTAATTATAATGCCGTTTGAGCAACTTGTCAAATCTTTTTTAAAAACCCTTTAAGCCGCTGGGGTATTATAATTAGCCGATTGCAAAAGAGCCAAACACTCCACTTGCTTGTGACGGGGTAAATCCGCTATCACATTCGCTAACATGGACTCGAAGTAGCCTGCTGCATAGCTATGAGACAATGCCTGCTCATATGTTCTATCAGAAAAACTCTTCAAAACGCCCATGATGTCGGTCTTTACAAATCTACGTTTAGCCATTTACTTCTCCCTTGTTACTAAGCCTCAATTATAGCACATTTCAAACACCCTGTCAAGCAAAAACCCTTTCGGGTTAAGGGGTATTAGAAATACACCACAGCGTCGTCTTCCACCATCGCCACTGCTTTAAAGCCACCTACGGGACGCTCTGCCCATACCTGTGCTCCTTGCTCTGGGTCTGCGCGCTCCATGGCCCTGACTGCTTCATATGCATCTTCTCTCTCTGTGAAGACTTGCATAGTGGCTGCTACAGGGTTGCCTGTGTACTCACACCTTATCGCTACAATAAAAAATGGGTTTCTCATAATCTGCTCCTTGTTTTCATTTACTTAGGCCGAGTCTACAACCTCGCTCCGTGTCCCTTGGTTCCAACCCTTTTTGCTTTTCAGCGTGGGTTCTTACATTTGAGGACCGCCTTGTTTCTGTTTATGTTGCTATTATAGCACATTTTGGACAACCTGTCAAGACAAAACCCTGCAGCACGCTAGGGTACTCAGGGCAGCAAAGTGTGCATATTGTGCAAACTAGATTAAAACCTTTTTATTACCTATCACTCTCAGTGTTCTCATAGAGGATTCCTATTAGAGAACATATAATACCCAAGCCGAGGGCTGGGGGATAACCGACAATAAGGCTTATAATGCCTGCAATAAACGAAACCAAATAAAATATAAAAGACATTTAATAACTCCAGTACTCTATCAACTCTACATCATTCTGCACCACATCACATCATTTCGATCATATATAAGCCTTTTTATTTAGGCTCGAATGCTAGCGTTCGCTCTCGATTTTGCCCTTATAAATACGCTCTGCGCTACGCTGTATGCTACGCTCTTCCTCGCCTATATGCTTCTCTAATAGCATAGCCATATACGTTAGCTCAAACTCTATTCGAGTATCTTCCATTGCGTTATTATAAAGCTTTTCAATATGCTTTTCGATTCGTTTTAATGCTTTAGCACATTCTTTCTTTATATTGCTTTTAGCCATTTATTCTACCTCTAATACTTTATCCTTATTCTTTACAGTATTTGGATCAATCTTCTTTAGCCATTTTGCCGGGACGTCTACATTATTACCCATTGCGCCGTACTCTGACGATATTGGATCTTTTGAATAGACTGTCCAAACTGGGCCGTATAAAGTGTGATTACCTTTTATCTTGATGCAAGTGACGATTCGGCCGATATTAAGACCCAATGCTGATTCGATAATAATAGCCAGGCATCCGGGTTCCAAATCGTTCATTTTCACCAACCTTTTAGGCTAATATAAGTTCCATCCGTGTATTTGG